AGTTGACTAAGCAATACACGTTTTACACGCAGTACGTCACCACCACCGGCACTTGGACCACCGCAGCTCGTACCATCACCATGGCATCGACCGCGGGCCTGGACACGACGTACCAGGTTCAAGGCACAGGTATCAACCAAAACACCTATATCGTTTCGGTTGATTCAGGAACGCAAGTGACAGTCAATCAAGACTTCTCTGCAAGCGCAACTGGCGCTACTGCCTATTTTCAGAAAATTAAGTATTCCCTTCCCTCGGATTACGAGAGCCTTGTTCCGCGCACCATGTGGGATAAATCCAAGCATTGGGAAATGCTCGGGCCTGAAGATGCACAGCAATGGGAATGGCTGCTATCGGGCTATATCTCAACCGGCCCGCGTATCCGTTGGCGTATGTTGGGTGCGTATTTTCAGATTTGGCCGGGTATGTCTACGGCTGAATACTTGGGCATGGAGTACCGCAGCAAGGGATGGGCGGCTGCGGCTGATGGCACAGTCAAGAACTCGTTTACCGCTGACACCGACACTTGCATCTATCCTGATCGGTTGATGGTCAACGCAACTAAGCTGAAGTATTTCGAGGCCAAAGGCTTTGATACCACAGCAATGATGCGTAACTATATGACTGAGTTTGAGGCGGCAAAAGCGCTCGATATGTCGTCGGCTAACTTGTCGCTCGCACCGCGTCCAGGCACAGTCCTGATCGGCTATGACAACATCCCCGACTCGGGATACGGTACAAACTAATGGCACGAAGCGCACGCCAACGCATGATGGCCCAGGGAACTGCCGCGCAAGTGGCCTCCCTGCCGGCGCCAATTGGTGGCTGGAATGCTAGGGATTCGCTTGCCAACATGGAAGCTACCGACGCAGTTCAGCTCACCAATATGTTTCCGACCGTCTCCAGCGTCAATTTGCGGGGCGGTTATCAGCAACACGCGACGGGTATTTCAGGGCAAGTGGAAAGCCTGTTTAATTACTCAGGCGGCAATTCTGAGAAGCTATTTGCCGTAGCAGGCGGCAAAATCTACAATATTACGGCAGGAGGTGCTGTAGGCGCTCCAGTCGTCTCAGGACTGACTAACTCGCGGTGGGAGTATGTCAACGTGGCCACACCAGGCGGTGCGTTCATGTACTGCGCTAATGGCGTGGATGCGCCTTTGCTGTACAACGGAACGACCTGGACTGCAATCACAGCATCATCATCTCCGGCCATTACGGGCGTGACTACCACGACCCTTGATGATGTAACCCTGTTTAAAAACCGGGTTTGGTTTATTCAAAAAAACACCCTTGTTGCTTGGTATCTGCCGACTTCCTCAATAGCGGGTGTGGCCGAACAAATTGATTTAAGCTCGATTGCCAGGTTTGGCGGTTATCTTGTTGCGATTGGAACGTGGACGGTTGATGCCGGCTACGGCGCCGACGATAACCTGGTGTTCGTTACCAGCAACGGCGAAATTATCGCTTACCGCGGAACTGACCCGGCCTCCGCATCAACCTGGGCGCTGATGGGCGTATGGAAGCTCGGCACGCCGATTGGCAAACGTTGTATGTTCAAGTATGCCGGGGATCTTTTGATCCTCACCTTGGACGGTTTGTACCCTCTAGCGTCGGCCATTCAAAGCTCACGGCTTGATCCCAGGATTGCACTATCTGACAAGATCCAGGGCGCGTTTGCTGAAGCTACCAGGGCATACCAAAATAATTTTGGTTGGCAGATTATTTACAACGCCAAAAACAATGCTTTGTTTGTGAATGTGCCGGTATCTGAAAATGCACAGCAAGAGCAATATGTGATGAACAACATCACAAAGGCATGGTGCAACTTTACAAACTGGAATGCTAATTGTTGGGAAATTTTTAACGACGATCCTTACTTTGGTGGCAATGGGTTTGTGGCTAGAGCATGGTCTTTGGATTACCAGGACAACAGCAACAACATACCGGCAAACACGCTGCAAGCGTTCAATTACTTTGGATCTCGCGGCGTTAAAAAGTATTTCACTCGCGCAAGACCTAGCATTTTTACTAACGGACAGCCGGCAATATTTGTTGGTATGAACGTAGACTTTGACATTCAAGACACAACAGCCGCGCTGTCATACAGTCCGCAAACATTTGGCGTTTGGGGTGTGTCAAGATGGGATACAGGAATATGGGGTTCTGATTCAACGATTACGAACAACTGGCAGGGCATTACGGGTATTGGATACTGCGGAGGCATACAACTCAAAAGCGCAAGCGGCGGCATTCAGATTGAATGGGCATCGACGGACATTGTGTATCAGACCGGATGGGCAGGTATATAACGAAAGGCCCGGCTATCGGGCATTGGGTGGCCAAACGTGTCGAGGGCGGCTACTTTGAAGGACGCAGCGAAGCAATAGGATTGTGTAAGGACGATGAGATAGTTGCAGGCGTGATATACGAGAATTGGAACAGGAAAAGTATTTGGTGTCACATAGCAATCGAAGGACGGATGACCGGCGCATACCTGGCGGCAATTTTTGACTACCCGTTCAACGTGTGCCAAGTAGACAAGATTATCGTACCGGTAGGAAGCGACAACGCAGCAAGTATCAAGCTAGTGACGAACATGGGATTTGTAGAGGAAAGCAGAATTAAGGATGCAAGAGTTGATGGTGACATTGTTTTTTTTACAATGAAGCATGACGCTTGCAGGTTTTTGACTGATCGATATAGTAAGAAACTAGGAGTTAATCATGGGTAAAAGTGCACCATCGCCGCCGCCCGCACCGGACTACACAGGTGCTGCACAAGCACAAGGCGCTGCCAACATAGACACAGCTCGCCTACAGGGGAAAATGTCGAATCCGAACATTGTTTCGCCTTTGGGTACGCAGACTGTTACCTATGAAGGTGACCAGCCTACTGTTACGCAAACGCTTACCCCAACAGCGACAGAAACGCTTGCCTCGCAGCAGCGTGTGCAGAAGCTATTGGCCGGGCTTGGTGAGACGGGTACACAGCAAGCGCAGAATGTAATCAGCTCAGCATTTGCTCCTACCGGCACAGCAGGCGAAGCACTACAAACTAGGCTTGATACGTCAGGATTAGCAAAGGCGCCGGTCAACGCAGGCATGACGGGTCAAGAAGCAATCATGGCCAGGCTGCAACCGCAGCTACAAGGGCGCCAGGCAATGCTCGATAACCAGCTTGCCAATCAAGGCATCACGCCTGGCTCGCAGGCTTATAGAACGTCGCAAACGCAAGAAGCTCAGAACCGCAACGATTTGCTGAGTCAAGCTGCATTGCAAGGCATCAATCTTGACACGCAAGCTCGCGCAGCAGGTTTGGGTGAACAGCAAGCAATCATGGGCACGCAGAACACCGCACAGCAGGCTGAATTGCAGCGCCAGGCATATCTGCGTCAACAGCCGTTGAACGAGATCACGGGTCTTATGTCAGGCTCGCAGATTCAGATGCCGCAATTTCAAGGCTATCAAGGGCCAACTGTTGCACCTGCTCCGATTTTTGCAGGGGCACAAGCGCAAGGCCAGGCAAATATGCAGAACTATGGCATTCAGTCTGCCAATACTAATGCTCAGAATGCGGGTCTTTACAACTTGCTAGGCTCGGGCGCAACTGCTGCTGCAACAATGAGTGATCGTCGTTTGAAATCAAATATCGAACGAGTAGGAACACATCCGTTAGGCATAGGCATCTACGAATACGATATTTTCGGGACTCGTCAAATTGGTGTGATGGCTGATGAAGTTGAAGCGGTACGTCCTGAAGCTGTAATGCAGCATCCGAGCGGCTACAAGATGGTGAACTACGGAGCATTGGCATGAACAATATGTACAGCTTCAATCCCGACGAAAAGCGTCAGCGCATGGCGCAGGCATTGGAAAACTACATTTTGCCCGAGCAAAAGTTGCAGATGCCACAAACTCCGTCTAACGGTGGCGGGTTGTCGCCAATGGATTTGATGAGGATGATGGATAAGAAAAAGAAACAAAATCTTTACGGCAGCGACACAAGTGCAAAAGATGCTTCAACGCCTACTGATTTGAACGTGTATCAGGAGAGTCAATAATGGCTACCGTAAATTTCAATTTACCAAGCCCATACGAATCTGAGCTTGCGGATATCGCTCGCCGTCAAAAGATGGCAGAGTTGATGCAGCAACAGGCATTTCAGCCCGCTGAGACGTTTAGCTATGGCGGCATCCAAGCAAGGACTTCGCCGCTTACAGGCATTGCGAAAGCCTTGCAAGGCTATACGTCAATGAAGATGCAAAAGGATTTGGCTAACGAGCAGAAAGCATTGGGTGAAAGAGCGCAGCAAGAAAGCGCATCCGACTTTGCGACATTGTTTGGGCATATGCAAGGGCAAGAAGCCCAACCCGAACGTGCTCCAATAACTGCAACCGACGACCAGGGCAATTTTGAGCCAAACCGTCCTGCTGTACCTGCGCGTGCGCGTGGGACTGTTGATCCAAGCATATTGGCGGCATTGCGTGATCCGCAAGCCAAACAACTTGCCATGTCGCAATTGCTTGCACAGATGAAACCGGAAGCGCCCATCAACGTCAAACCGGGCGAAATATTGGTTAACCCCAAGACATTCCAACCTGTTTATACCGCTCCAAAAGAAGAAGAGTTTGGCACTACTCCGCACTACGAATTGAATGACAAAGGAGTTCCGCAGTCGGTAGTGTATTCAAAAACAGGTGCTCGCAAAGTAATTGGTGATGCTG